CACCGTCATCATTTAAGAAATAAGTGTTAACTGTATCACCTGATATAGAAAATCCTGAAGATGAGATTGTAGGATTTGCACTTGTTCCTTGGTTAATGCGGTTACCATAGCATATTTGATAGTTCACACGTGCGTTCAAAGTAACTATGACGTTCTTTCTCATCTTGATACGAGTGATATTGCTAGTAATTGAGATGTCTGAATTGTCAATTATACCTTGAAGTTTAGAATATTTGAATTTTCCACCAAATTTATTAAATTCAGCTCCACTATTCAATGCAATTAGTGTGGTAAACACAGCATTTTTTATTTGATCCGTATCTTTACGAGTAACATTAGGATTAAAGTATATAAAACTGTCAATATCAATGTATAATACGGATGGATCAATGATTGTTGGTTGAACTGCTGCTACAGAAAACTCTCTTAACTTCTTCAAAATGACATTTTTCTCAGAAAGTGATAATTTATCTGCATTTTTTGGTTTGATTGCCAAAAATACCTTGCCAAATTCAGGAGGTTCCGCTTCTTCACCACCATAACAAGCAATTGAAGCTACATTTGGGTAAATATTTGGAATAATTGCTTCATAATCTCGCGTAGATACTGCTCTACCGAACGCAGAATAGAATTTTGGTGCGGAAAACTTGATTGCTTCCGTACTTTCTGCAAATTTACCGCCTTCTGGACGCGAAGTTAGCGTAATTGTGATACCAGAAGTTACGGATTGAGCTTCATCGTTGATAAATGTCGCAATATTTTCAAATTGAAGCAAACCATTTGCTCCTGCACCGCTAGAAGTAGTGTAAGTAGCAGTAATTACGTCACCATTTAGCAAATCTCTACCAACAATACCATCTCCGAACATAATTTCGGGTCTTCCATACTCAGATTCTTCTAAAAAGAAAACTTTTGATGTAGAATCTATCTTCGTAATGTCTGTTGCTTGCAAATAACGCTCTGTGACAGTTCCAGAAGTGACCTCAACACGTAAAGTAGAGGTATCTGCATCTTCATTTGTCAAAATAAAACGTTGTCTCTCTGCAGTGTTACGTACAAATGTATCATTTAAGAAATTTCCTTCAAATAATTCTATTCCAGTAAACGTTGCAATGCCTGTTGTGCTGTCTACAGACTGAATTACGTCTTGTCCAATGGAAAAAACAAAATTATTATTATCTAAACCTGTAAAATTAACTACTAATCCTTTCTGTAAAGTAATTCTGCTAGGATATCCTTTCGTAATTACACCTTGTGCATTGGTTGTAACCTGTGTTTGTACTGCAATATCAACAATACACTTACTAGAACGTGCAGAACGAGGTGTGTAACCAATCATTCGTGCTAATTTTACAACGTTTTCACGCAAAACTGCCGTTTCTAAGAACCCTTCGTTGACTGCAAGGTTCGCATTTACACTTGTGTAGTAAGTATTATATGCAAGAGTGTCTAAAAGAACCGTCATTGACGATCCTTCAAAGTCGTAATCACTAAATTGTGACTGTGACCTGAGATAATTTTTAATTTGTGCCTTGATTTGGTTAAATTCTAAGGCATTAACCTGTTGAAATGTCATTATGGTTTCAGTGCAAGTTCTATTGAATCAACTTTAGGAGGTATTCCTATAATTACATAACGAATTGATATGTCTAATTGGTTACGATCCTCTTCCCACAACACCTTAGTTTCCAAATGAACAACTCTTGGTTCATGTATGTTGATTGTGTCTTTAATTCTAGTCTGTAGATCAGCAGACAAAGAAGGATTTGCATTCTCAAATAGCAGTCCAATTATGTTACCGCCAAAGAAAGGGTCAAAAGGTTTCTCAAAAAAGTTATACAATATAATATTTTTTACTGATGCCTTTATGGCTGCTTCATTCTTCAATGACAAAACATCATTTGTCACCGCATTCTTTTCAAAAGTCAATGAGAAGTCACGAAATGACTTCGATTGTATAGACATCTAATGCCTTTAGTTAACCTTCTTTATATTTATACTTGTTTTTTAATATTCTTAGCAATTGCATCAGATCTAGGATCTGTAATTAAATATCTGCAATACTCATTACCATTATTATAGAAGTCGTCTGACATATCTACAGGTACGTTTGCATTCCTTTTACCGTCTACAATCCTATTTGCCTTGCCCACGATACCTCTTCTTTGCCTTATTCCTAGAGGTCGCTCCGTATGATGTATGCTTACCTCTACCTTGTGATGTCTTCTTAGGTTTTGATTCTATTCCTACTTTACCCATGCTGTATTGTGTTGCCATAATTAACCTCCTGCAAATACGTTTGATGATCCTGCTGCAACTGATGTGCAACCTGATATTCCATCCCCTACTCTACCACATCCTTTACCATTTACAAATACGGTTGTACTCCCTGTTGCAATCGGTGCTGAGTGGCCAGGACAAGGGGCACCTGGCAATAGATGTCCAGTATTGTTATCGCCCTGACGAGATACTCCTATGCCATTGACAAACACATCGGTGCTTGCCCCCTGTCTAGTCATACCAGAACAGTGGGTAACATCGGCATCTCCTTTTCTAGTTACTGCGGGCATTACTTTGTCTCTCTTAACATTAATTCTTGTAAGTATTCTGAATACTTGCTCATCTCATTATGCTGTTCCTCCGTATGTGGAGGTTCTGGAGCAATCGGTGCGAACTTAATAAGATGGTCAAACTCAGCAGGTAAATCTTTTGCTCTAGTATGCCTTATCAGTTCTCCGTTAACCTTTATGATGAACTCACCTTCCAGATTTTCCATAGGTCTAACATATTCTGAGTTATTTAGAGACCTACGACGCGATTTTTGGGAATCGCGATTTTTTGATCTCTACCAGTATTCCTCTTCTGGTTCAGAGGGGGGATATATATCTTGCTCTATCCATTTGATACGTCTTTCTTGATCGCATACAACATCGACCAATTTCTCATAATCGTCAGAGCCAGGTCTTTTCATGAGTAACCTAGACTTCTTAACTTTCTCCTCAAGAGCGACAATTCTACCGAGAAGTTCTTCGTTTGATAAATGAGAGTTCATAGTTAGTAAAAATAGTATGATGGGTTTTAACTTTACTTTCTAAGTAATTAACTATATCTTTTAGTTCTTGTATTTCTTCTTTTAACATATCTATCTGAGAAAGATGGTGTTCTTCAAGTGTTCTCTTACCAAACTCAGTATAGTAAATGTGGGGTTGCCTGTCGTGTAAATTGTCCCCTGACATGTATCACCTCCGTGGTTATGTTGATTGAATCACATCAAACCTCCATCCAATAGCATTGATATAATCGAAAGTGTCATAGAAATCAAAATTGTCTTTGTTTTCGTATTTGTAATCCCCAAGAAATGCTCTAAGGTCTTCTAAAGACACAAAGGTTCCTTGCAAGTTTGCCTTCTGATCATACAGAGCGTACTTCATGTTTGATTGTGAGTGGTATTGTACTATGTATTATATCATGATATCAACACAAGTGTCAACTGTAACAAAGATAACCTACGATACCACTTGGTAGTTCATATAATACATGCATATCTTTCTCTATCTTCTGAGACATATACTTTGCTATCTTTCCCTTCTTCCATTTGGTGTATGCTTCTTTCTGACACCATAGATCATAGAATATATCCTTATCGTCAGTAACCTCATCTGGATGGAAGTATCTTTTTGAAAGTGCTTCAAACCTCCTATCTCTCATTGTCTCAATATCCACTCCGAGTTCTTTGAACCCAACTGCAACAACAGCATATGTGCTAGTGTCTGATTTATTCCAATGTAACGTTACTGGTTGTTTGCAGTTCAGAGGGTATCTGCAAAGAAATTCTCTGAGGGCAGCTTTGACCATACCATCGGAGGGATGGTTCGGTTCGTCGATGTGATCAAACAAATAGACGCACGAAATTTTGTCAGAGTATATCTGATTCACTCAGGGCACTCTCTGGTAGTTCCAGTTGCTTCTGCTTCTTCGAGAACTGTATACTGGATTGCTGTGATATCCCATGCCATGTCGTTGACCTTGCGTTGGGCATCATATTCATTATCTGCTGATACTCTCACCCACGTCTTGTAGGTGCATTTTGTTTCTACGTCGAACTCTTTCATGAAAAATACCTGAGAAAAATTTTTTGAAAAATTATATATTTTATATCACGCTCGCGGATGCAAGACTTTATAGCTTGGATTGCGTATGGATGTTAAGCTACGGACACCGATAAAAAACCCCCCTAGGGGGGGCACTGGGTTAACACTGGTTAGAACTCATCGCGAAACAACTGGTAATAGAAGTCGTCATAGATGCCGAACTGGTACGCTGTGTCGCTTAGGGTTTCGTTCTGATCCCAACCCCCGCCAACTGTGGCGGGTGTGTGGTGGTAGCAGTCGAGGACTGCTTGGTAGGTCTTAGCGTTCATTACTTAACCTCCATCCACTTGAATTCTGAAATAGAACCGACTTTCCAGATTGTAACTGGTTCGCCTAGCAATTCTGCCTGTCTCTCTGCGTGACGCTTTGCGTCTGCGAAGTGTGATCCGTCGAATATGTCTGCCCAGATCTTGACTTCGTTTCCGTAGTGTGAAGGTTGGATTGCCCAAGTAGTCATGTTTGCTCCTTTGTGGTATGTATTTATTATAGCAGTGCAGAGGTAGGCATCAAGGATATTGATGCCTTTCTGTAACAATTGTTTACAGTTCATTGATGCACTCCATCATTTCGTCATAGTCTGCCTCAGTCCACTTTGCACCGTCTGGGGTCTGATTCATTCCGAACTCTTGCATCTCTATAATGAAGTCGAACCATGAATCACAATTCCTAGCGATGTTGTAGAGTCCTTCATCGCCTCCGATCCATAAGGCACAGTTCCAAGTTGTCCAGTCTGCCCAACCGTTGTAGTCGCCTCTGGTTTTGTCATCTGTGAGATTGAGTTCTTGTTGAAAAGTCATAAATGCTTTAATCTTTGTTATCCATATTATAAAACCTGTACCATCGTACTGCAAGTACAAATGATACAGGTTGATGTATAGGTGACGTGGGGTTAACTCGTCTAGGTTTCACCTAGGAACCCAAATTTACGCTATGGGAATCGCTTACACCTGTACCCCTACTGACAGTTTGGAATAACTACTCTACTGAATAGTCCTGATGTTCGGGCATAGCAACCAGCTGAGTC